CAAACAAGCTGAACGCCAAACTCAAGGAAATCAAGGCCACCAAGGGTAAGACACCTACACCCGTTCGTCTCAAGCAACGGTACACTTTCACTGATATAAAGGGTAAGAAGCGTGAATTTGTCAGAAAGTTTGCGTATGACAGGGCTTTGGCTAAGAACAAGGCTGAGAGGGAAAAGGTCGAAGCTGAGAAAGAAAAGGTCAAGGCTGAGAAGAAGGAGTACTGGAGGTCTTTCGTTGACGTACACGGTAAGAAGCAGGAATTTGAGAGCCAGTCGGCGTATCATAGAGCTAAGCAAAAGAACTTGCAAGAGTACGCCGCCAAGCAGCAGGAAAAGATCAAACGTCAGATGGAACTTGGACGTAAGGCACGGCTTAACCCACAGAAGTACTCGTTTGTTGACGTTAACGGTAAGAAGCGTGAGTACGTGAGAAAGCATGCATATGAAAAGGCTTTGGCTAAGAATAAGGATGAGAGGGAAAGGAGAGCACAGCCAACATGGTCGGAGAAGGCTCGAGTGAAGAGGTACGAACGCGGTCAACCTTTTAACATGAAGACACCTCAAAACGTAAGGAACGCCATAAAGGCTGGTAAGAATATTAAGTTTGTTGGAGGCCGTTTCAAGACGGTCACACCTAAGGCTACATGGTCCAACGCGAATAATAAACGATTCATGGAATTATTGGCACGGGAAAAGAACGCTATGAAAAAACGTGCAAATAAGATGAACGAATCAAGGCCTCTCAGGAATGGACCAACCAATCCAGCGGTTGCGTACGCGCATAAAACTCCTAAGGCTAAGACTTCCACAGCTGAAAAGAAAATAGGAAATTACGTTAACGGTCTAACAAAGAAGGAACACGAAATGCTCAAAAAGAAGATCTGTGATTAAATTGTCTGAATATTGTAAATGTTACTCGTGATTATACTCATCATTCTAAATGTCTACATTCTCTTAGAGACGGGTAACAAGCCTGTTACGGTGGCCACTTCGAATGAAAAATGGATTGTTTATGGGACCATGGACTGTGGATGGACTCGTAAGCAATTAGAATTTATGAAGAATTCCGGTAAACAGTTTGAGTTTATCGATTGCGCTAATAATGATTGTGCTGGTGTTAGTGGTTTTCCAACCATTATTCATCCAGATGGTAAAAAGTCCGTCGGTTATACCGAAGTTTAACGGTCAAGACCGGCAATTACCCTGATGGAAATGGAGAGGATGAAAGCATCAAGCATGGAGTTGATAGGCTTGAGCACGGTAATGTGCTTGACAAGCGAGGAGTTCCACACAAGGCGGAGGATGAAGGTGCTGATAAGGATGGAGAGCACGAAGACGAGGAGCTCCCTCACGATATCGGACTTGTTTTCAGACTTGGCAAGGTTGGCGAACATTTTTATTAATAACTGATATTTTTTTCTAGCTACACTATAAGATGCCCAAGAAGACCAAGGAACTTCCCTTGAGTGGGTCTGAAAGTAAATTTTCAAATCGCCGCTGGGGTTCTAACAAAGGTATACCAAACAACAACTGTTACGCATATGCGGTAGGAGATTACATGGCATACCGTTGGCAAAAATCCATCCCAGGTGATCGGTCTGGGTTATCTAACGTCAGACATGATTACACCACTTGTAAAGATCTCCCAAGGCGCGTTATTTCGGACAACCCCAAGTCGGTATATAAGGTTGATGGGGACAAGAAATGCAAGAAGGGGTACTATAAGATCATGATGTTCGTATCGTCTGGTAGACCTACAAATTATATTCGACAAGGTGACTTCCACTTTTACAAGCAACATGGCGTCGTCGAGTATAAAATCAAGCCTGGTGATACTATTAAGTCTGTGGCAAGTTTCTTTAAGATCCCTGAATACAGGGTTAAGAAGGCTGGTCCATTCAAGGTTGGAAAACGTATAGTTTTCAAGGCTAATGTTTTTAGTCACAAGCGTGGCTGGGCCACTGGACCCCTCTTAGGTGATGCGAATGGTAAGGTGATTAAGGATCCTCGTACTGCGTCTAGGAAGTATAAAGAATTAGATTACGATAAGTACTGCTCAGCTTTCTGCGTCAAGGACAGAGGAATCAAAGTCGGCAAGGGCTATCCCAAGGTCTGATAGGATACTGTTTAAATCTAGAACGTCATCTGCGTCAAATGATATATCAAACATATCCAAAACATTTAGCATAGACTCCTCGTTTAATGAGACGACATTAGAAACTTGTGTGTAATTATTATGAATCGTGACTTCCACTTTAAACTGTGAAACGTCAAATACTCTTCTACACGTTGGGCAGGTGTTCTTACCTTGGGCTTTCCATCTCTCTAGACAGTGGGAATGAAATACATGTCCACAACGAATCGGAGGATTGTTCCTCGTTGATTTGACTTCGTTGAGGCATATAGCACATGTCGACATTCTAGAGTATGGTGTTAAAGTTTTTCCTGTGATTTAGCTCAGTTAGTAGATCTTGGAGGCATCCACGAGAGGCTTGTCACAGCTATTGCATTTGTCATTCTTACCCTGTTGATCTTGGATCTGGGAAAGGAGTTCGGGTCCTTGCTTTTGAAGGAGCTGCCTGTAAGAATAGTTGTCCTCAAAAGGAATGCTATTCTGCTTCATCACATAGTTGTTGAAAAGTTGGGCTGAAGTATTGATAGTGAAACAACGTCCGTCGGCCATACCAAGTCGCTGCGACATTTTTAATTACTATTATATCAGAAATTAATTTGTCTGTTCGTGATCGTTTTTACCCAAGAGTTGAATCCTTTTTGCTTCAAATGATGGATAAGAGGTTCACATTTGTAGCCCAAGAAAACATCAAACACATCAGTGTCCTCGGTTCGTGAAACACGGATTTCGGAATTCTCATTGATGTGTTGGTTAATGATATTGTAAGCAAAAGCAATCTCTTTGAGAGTCTCTGCTCCAGTGATAATAATCTTTCCTGTTGAGAAGATGCTGCATGTGATCTCCTTCATCTCGTGGGCTGGCTTGAACTTGATTTTCACGGCTGAATAACGATCTGGTTCGAAGGAGACTTTGAAGATGTCACTGTAGCTTTCGAACCAATCAGCTACCTTCATGAGGTTGATGTTGTAGTTGAGAGAGAAGTTGCTGTTGATCATGACGACTCTGAAAGAGTCAACTGGAACTTTGATTTCCAGATTCAAAAAGACCTTGAAGATGTGAATAAGCTGGGTAATGATACGCTTGCAATCAAATAGATCACAGCATCCAGCAACCTGGATAGAGCCATTGGGGAAAACTTTGACAGACTTAGTGCTATAGGAATCATGATAGGTCAGTGTAACTTGGTTGTAAAATGTTGTTGGTTTCAGTTTCCACTCAAAACCACCGTTGGTGCTGCCATCGGTGCCACAACGCTTCATCTTGTATGTGCCAATAGCTTCAAAGACTTTGCGAAGACGCTTGATGTCAATATTTTGAACGAAGTTGGAAACCATTGTGATTGTTGTAATCTTTATCCACGAAGGTCTTATATCTTCGGGTAGGCCTTTCCTAAACTCATCAATAGTGAGGAGATAGGAAAATGAGTTGTTTGCGATAGTAGAGTACATTTGTCCATAAAATAAAGAACACTTAGAGTGCAACTTAGGTGTTTAAAGAATATATTCTTTATGTGAGTAGATGAGTTCTTTCTTTAAATGTGCAAAAGTTGTACATGACGTTGAATCTGATCTCACTTACGTGGAAATTGTTTACGATTCTTACATTCGGGGAAAGGGGTATCAAACATTCACAGATTACATGAACACCGAGCCATTGGCTGATTGGCAGGTATTCGAGTCTAAGAAACATTCGATCCCCTATCTCAAATTTTTGGACATAATGGTTTCTAAAACCATTGAGGTTAGACAGAGAATGGCTGAACTACTCCTAGATGAGATTCTCTCGACTAAGCGTGATTTGAACACCTACATCCGTCTCACACACGCTACTAAAATTCTAGATCCCAGCTTCCAGCCACCCATTATAAATATGAAAAGTGCTTGGCAGAGAGATTTCATTACTAAATTCTGTAAAAAGCATCTACACCATTCTATTGAGGAATGTGTCAAACTAGATCGTTTAGAGTACTTCTTCAACGTCTTACAACTGATACAACAAGAGCTATAAAGAGCGCGATAAGGAAGATACCAAAGTAAGGAATTCTTTCCTCCTTCGCAATACCAACCTTAACCTTTTCATCTGGGCCACAAGTAAATCCCGTGTCAATGTTTCTTCTAGGATGAATGTTGGTGAACACGGCGGATGGCTTCTCGGCAGTCTCACATAATGCGTAACTGCAATATACGCTCTCATCGGCGCCAATTATACCCTCTCCTGCGGGAGTCTTAGTAAAGTTATCAAAACCCCCAGTCTGTCTTACACTCCCTGGAAGG